TTCCGGCGTCCGTTTGGTCAACTACTTCGATTCCTGCCTTAGGCCGTGGATTGATTGCAGCACCATCAACATCGTCTCCGAGTGGGCGCACGCCTTGCGGATTTATTTTGCCGTTCAGGTACTTTTTAAATTCAGGATCTTTCATTAGTTCTGCTTTAGCAGTGTCTGGCAGGCGGTTGTACAGATCATTCAATGCTGAAAATTTTGGATCGCTCTGATTGGGTGATACTGGATTGTTAGTTTCGCTGGTATAGCGACGATATTCTTGCATGAGATCGTCCGGCATTGATTCGGTTGCTGTCTTGACCAACTCGTCTTTTGCGGCCATTACTGCCGGCCTGCCCATATCACCGGTAGGTAATTCACCATACATTTCATTTGGAGAATTTGCTAATCCTGGAGTGCTGTCAACTTCTTTAACTTCTGCTTCATAATCATCACTATCCAAGTTGTCCATGCTCTGAATCAAACCGGACATCGTTGGGAATGTTGTTACTTTGGCATCCAACATGTTTGAATCAACGGATGGCATGTGTTCTTGGCCAACCTTGTGAAGTCCTGCAAGACTCATAATGTCTTTTAGCATTCCACTTAATTCAGGTCCGCTGTCAGCAGTGAGGCTCAGTGACGCAGGTGTTTTAGAACCAGGAGTAACTGGGACCATGTTTTCACTACATTCATTAATGATTCTTTTAAGTCCAGCCAATTGTCTCAAACTTTTATTGTCGAGGTCGTCCATTTGTAATCTCCGTTATTTCTTTGTTTTCGACACAGGACTATTATTGTTACCTGGCGTATCTGTGTTGAAGGTTGCTTTGCCTTCGGTTGGTATTTCTTCGCCGCGTGCGGCTCTTTGTAATTTTAGGATTTCATTCAGTTCTTTGACAAAACTGGTATTATAGTTATCGCCATAATAGTCGTCAAAATTTGCATTCGGAGACTCTTTGTATTCACTGTCATTGAGTAGCGCGCCTTCTCTTGGCTCAGCAGGCTCTTCTTGATATTGCTCCGATGACTCAGATGGATTTTTTACAACCATTGCATCTTTGGTAATCCCTAAATGGCTAGTAAGGTAATCTCTAATTTCCCATTGTGTTACTGGATAATCAAATTCTGCTTCATAGATATGCACTTCTGCATTTTTAATTTTAGGGAAATCTAAAGGATGATCCTGAATTACTGTGGTCTTAATTTTATCAAATTTAGTAACGTGAAACTTGGATAATAGTGATTCCATTCTTCCGGCCATTGCTTCGTCGCACTGACCCGCTACCTTGATACGGTAGTGCCAAACCTTATTGGTTTCTAACAGATAATCTTTGAATGTCTTCATTTTTTGGTTAAATCCTATACTTTATTTATTCAGATCTTTGAGTTTACGCAGTATGCTGTTGCGGTCATCGGTTATATAGCCCTCACCTTGCACAGTTTCGGTTGGTTCCCCATGGCGTTTGTCAATACTCAGCTTCTTTAACTGTAGGTCAATCATTTTTAGTTTGTTGTCAATTTTGCTGCTCTTGGCAGTAATGGCGGCGGTCATCATGCTAGCTGCAACTTCGAACATGCGCGCGCCATATTTGGCCTCTACATTCATTCCCAGGTCCATTAGATCATCAAATGCCTGCTCGGCCTTAGATGACAACGCATCCAGCTCTTGATCACTCTGATCACCGAGTCCTTTGACTTTGGGCAGTGCTGAAGAAATTTTATCAAACTCTGCCAAACTAGCTTTGAGATTAATAACCGGCGGCTTTTCTTTTTTAGGTTTTGGTATTGCTTCTTCCTTGGCAGGGATGTTCAATATTTCTTCTAATTTCTTTGTCATGTTTGTCTCTTATTTTACTCGACCATTGGCAAAGAGTTCTTTCTCTGTTATGATCCGAAATGTCATCTTATTTTGCTTGCACCAAGCTTCGGCCATTTTCCATTTGACCTGATTGCGAATAAACTGTGCTTGATTATATGGATTCTTTCCAACTTTTTCTATCAATGTTTGATTCTGTGGTTTTATTTCCCAAACTTCCATTTTCTTCTTGTGATTCCGATCAATGAAACATACAAAGAAGTCCGGCACATAAATTGTGTTCTTTCCGGTCAACGGATCACGATATGGAACTTTGATACTTTCGCTTGCCCAATTAATTATTGCAGGATTCTCATCTAGCGTTTTCATTACAGCAAACTCCCAACTACTTCGATATTTGGGAACTGAATTTCCTACATATTTGTCAGGACATTTGAGTTTGTATATTCCTTGGCTAAATTTCAAGCTCATGTCAGAACCTGTCTAGTGACCTCAATCGACGGTGTGAACTTTTGCACAGTTCCTAATAAACTGGTATTGATGCGATTGAAATTGAGTATTTCAGCAACCAATCCACTAATTTCAACGTTGTCTAGACCTTTGAGAGTATCCAATAGTTGCATAGGATCGTATTTGTCTTGGGCAGCCTGTGTCAATATAACTATGGCGCAATTCTCAGCAGCGGCAGTATCAAACCCTCTATTTTGAAAAAAACCAACCATGGTAGATACATTATTATAATTAACAGCAATTGGTTCTCGATAATAGTTGTTAAAGAATTCAACGGTCTGATTAGAATCAGACGACGATTTCTTTGAAGGAATGTTGCTATATTGTACGGTCATCCTGCTAGGGTCCTAGTTCCTGGTAGAGTGTTTGGTATGTTAGTATCGGGTGAGTTAACCGGATTAGACGGAACCCCATTAGGAATATTAATTCGAACTGGGTTTCTACTACCTATTTCTGGTAATGACTCTGAAATAATCACGCCATTGGGCGTTTGCGAAGCAGTTATTGAACGCAACTGCTGACTTGGTATAGAATTTGGGGAAGTTGGTTGTATGCGTGATGAACTTGGCCGCTGTGCTAATCTATCCAGTGGACTTGGTCTAGAATTATTCAGCGTTCCAAAAATTGCATCACGCCCTAGTGGTAATTCATTTCCAATTGACGGACCTGCTGTTAATGGACTAGGAGTTACATCATAATGGTCTCTATTAAACCCGGGATCATCTCTAGTCACATAATTGTCTTGCTCAGTGTCGTAAATCACTGCTTCGTAATCAACCTGCATGGTACTGGTCAACATTTTACTGCCTTGTGTTTGATCAAGCTGGTCGTGTTTCCATGATTTAACTAGAGGATTGATTATTCTAAAACTGGTATACTTGCGTTGATGTAGTTGATATATTGTGAATGATTTAAAAAATGGCTCAGTCTGCCCATTGTTAAGGCCGTATCGATGATTAGTGACGTCTGAATATTGATCATAAGCGTTGCCGCTCTTAAATTTCTTTATAGTGTCAATGCCGTCACCATAGTAATATTGGTAGTAACTTTTCCATAAATTTGTGGTCATATTGGCCATATCATCATGGAATGTAATCCCTAGAGTAGAATACTCGATGCCTGTTTGAATTACCGTCTTTTTATTATATTGATTGAGAGTTTCGGTCTTAATAGTAAAGTTTGGAGTGTCAACAGTCTTGGCTAGCAGGCCAACTTGTCCTTTATATTTTTCATACCAGGTAATAAATTCTTGACGGACTTGAGCGTCTTCAATGACATTTGATATATTTGAATTTACTTCAATGACCACGTAGTATATCCAACTGGCTTTGGGCGTGAATTCAAAGTTATTGTCTAGATAGAGGCGCGATGCGTGTCGATAATCTCTAAAATTATCGAGCGATTTTAAGTGGTTTACAAAGCCTCTTGACATGCAGATATTTATCCAAGAAAAAAGAGCAGATTCTCATCTGCTCTTTTTCTATCTTCTATTAGTTGATCTTATCCAATTGGCGGAATAAGAACGTTGTTTCCGCCGCCGGTAGCAACTGCACCGCGTGTTCGACCGACGTTTTGACCGATACCAGCAACAAAGCCTAGGCTGTTGCGTTGGATTGCGTTGTCGTATTTAATGGCCAATTTAATATCCAGTGCTTCACTAACCTTATAATCTACCTGAGCATAGGTTGCTTGGTGTAGATAGCATCCGTACAATTCAAACGATTCGAGCACCACTGGTTCAAATGCACCATTGCCACCATCAAGTAATTCGATCTTTGTGGTAAATTTGTAGTCAATACCTGCCACTGCGCTAGACTGTTCGAAGAAGTCAAATTGCTTCTGAAGCTGTTCACCAACTAGTTTAGACACAAACCCTGGGGCATCGTCTCTGATACTGATATTAACGTCAGACCATGTCGGTTTTCCAGCTAATTTAATTCTACTGTTATATGCATCTAGTGTAATCGCATCAAACGTAGGCGACGGACGATCAGCGTTCATAACCTGTTTGGTCAATTCCGTTGTAGGTTTACTAACCCCAAAGTTGTTGAAGAATATTCTGAAACGATACTTCAGTTTAGGCATCAACAGGCCTTGGTTAGGTGATGATTGATCTGTCGGAAGTGGTACGCCAAATCTGTTTAAACTTGATATAGACATCAAATTACTCCTTGTTAAATTTATTTATCAACAATTTGACAAAAAAAATGGTGGTTTTTTGGTCAAGGTAAAAGGGCGAGAAATAAATCTCGCCCTTTTACTTAGGTTATACGTTACCTGAAGAAATAGCCCCAGTGTTGACCAATCTCAATGGAACGTAAATAAATTCCACTGCCTTAACTGGTTCAATAGCCAAGTCTAACCACAACTCGTTGCGGTCAATTCTCGAAGGTGTGTTGTTTGACTCATCGCAAACTACGATGAAGTCGTACAATGCTCGCTGAGCAACTAGCTCGAGCAAGAAGCTTTCGGTTGCTTCTTTGATTTCTTCTCTAGTAATTCGATCGTTTGGCTCGAAGATAAACGGACGCGAAATAATTTCGAGTTGTCGTCTCACATACGCAACCAATCGAGCTACGTTTACTTTATCAAGTGCGCTAGCAACCGGTGAACGTGTGTTTTGTCCCATCACTACAATTCCGGACCCAGGGAATGTTGCAATTGGGTTTATCCTGCCATTTTGCGCCATTACATCTCTCAATCCTTCATACAATGAAGCAGGTCTAAACTCTCCGCTCTGTGCATCAACATATCCTACCGAAGTAACGTTGTCAACTACACCGCGGCGTAAACCTGCTGGTGCAAACCATGGATAACTGACGCTGTCGCTGCGTGCAATTGTTCTCAACATAATGTGGCTAGATGGTACCACAATTGAATTTCCTCGCGTGTCGTTAGTTAGACCACTTGGATAGTAAAACGCCATGAATGGGTTAGCACTGACTGCTCCCACGTCGCCGTTATCTAGTGCTCCGTTGGTGTTATTGCCCCATTCTGCAAGAGCAGTACCGTTAGCTGGCAATCTAAATGGTGTGTCTGCAACCACAAATGCAGTTTCCTTGCGGTCTGCATTGAGTGCTACCATGTTTTGTGCTGCTTCTGGATATCCAGGGCAAACAATTAGGTTGAATGTCAACGAATCAGTATCTCTAGAAGCAACACTTGAGTCAATTAAGCTCTTGAATGCTGCTACTATCACTGCTCTTTGAGCAATACGTCCAAATGTTCCTGCACCGTCTGCTGCATTTGGGCTAACTGTGAGCCAACGACCTGTAAAATATGGATCAACTGAGTCGTCCATTTGGTCGTTGAATCTAAGGTTAATACCGACGTTGGCAGTGATGTCAATATAATCAGCTTGGTATCTTTTGACATTGAATCCAGAACGTCTGGTATTCCATAGTCTCATACCTTCTGGATATAGAGCGGGATCTGGTGCATCCGGGTCAATATAGTCACTTGACAGCAATGCTTTAATCGTTGATGGTACAGAACTTTGTCCAGTTGTAGCCCAACGTGCATCGGAGAACAACCAACCATTTGGTGTTACCTGATCGGTTACGTCTTGTAGGATCCATTTAAGTGTTGATTCGTTCCACACATAAACATTTCTGCCGTAATTTTCAAGGTTAGCAGTGCTGACCCAAATGTCGCCGGTGCGCAAAGTACCATCGCCACTTTGTGTAGTTGGAGCAAGAGCTGCTACCTGTGGCCCGTTTACATCAGTTGATGGAAACGCGGTTCTGTATCCAACCCATGTATTTCCGTCGTGATATAGAATATCAACTTCGTCTACAGTTGGATCGTACCATGTGGTTCCTGTTTCTGGGTCTGTAACTGGTGCCGTTGCGATCGCTTCGTATATCAAAGGCTTCCAATTGCTAGCCCGTAATGTAAATCCATCCGGCTCATATGCTCCGGTTTCATATAGATTCAATGTACCGGTACTGTCGGTAACGTCATATGCAACAAAGTCTAGAGAGTTTGCGCCACCGCCAGTTAATGGTGTGTTAATGCCGTCAAGCAGTTTGATTTCCCCTCCCAACGCATGGGTAAGAGTAACCACGTCTGCAGTTTCGTCATAATTGGCACTGACGTTTATCAGTCCTGCTGCACTGACTGCTGTTACAAAATCAGAAAGTGATGCACTTGGCTCGAGACTGACTGTAGCAGTACTTGAGTATGTGGCATTGTTGGCCAGTGTTTCTCTAATCATAAACGTGCTGGTTGTGGAAACATTAAATTCCACAAAGTTAGTAGGTACCGAATAGCTAATTGTAGTTGGCGCCGAAGTTGATCTTCGATAAATCTTAAACCTCGCAGTTCTTGGATTAGTTTCGTCTGTAGTTGATCCGTGCTGGTAATTACTTTCAATAAACAGTGTTCCTGTCGGAATGTTCACACCGCCACTGCGATCCAGTGCATAAATTGCTGCCTCTGACGTTGCATAAACTGGTGCAGCAACAGTTCCCCATGTTTTTGTTGCTCCGTTATAGAATTTAACTGCCCAATTTGCACCGTTGCTCGGTGCAGTGGTTTTCACATAAACGCTTCCGGTTGGGTTATTGTTAAGCGCAAATCTAGGAACTTGTGTGTGTGGCGAAATTGCCAATGTCACTGCTCCGTAGGTTCCGGTCGATAGTCCCAATGTGCCTAACACGTTTGTAACTGTGCTTGAGTTGGCTAGTATGATTTTTCCGTCTGTAGTTGCACCATTTGAAGCTGCTGAAGCATCAGCAAAAAGTGCTACCTTGTTGCCAACAACTCTTGCTCCAACTCCTTCTGAATACATCGTAGAGTTGATGCGATTAACAACACCCGTAATCGACGTGCTGCTGCTCAAAGTTACCGCAGTTCCGTTAATAGTAAACACACTGCCTGTGGTAACCGCACCAAGTCCGGTGCTAGAAACTACTGGCCAGCTTGTCTGCCATGTAGTGCTGACAAAACCCGAATCAGTAAAATCTTCGTCGCCTGATCCAACTTCTACCCAAACGTTATCGGTATTTTTGTACCATAATCCGTTGGTATTTTCGCTGGTAATCGTCAATGCGTATGCGCCTTGTGTTCCAAAGCTGGAATTCGGCACCCAAGCACCAGCTTCCGACACCAAGCTAGCAACTGCATCTTTGTTATCGTTGTCGATAATCAATGGAGTTCTGCTAACGAAAAGCCCATTTTCTTTATCCCATTGTGTGATTCCAAACACACTGTCATCAGTATCAACCCAGTAGGTTCCTGAAACAGGTGATCCATTAGGTGCATCAGATTGTGGTCCTAATTGAGCTAAGTTAAGATCTGCGCGAACCACGTATGCAAGGCTGCTAACCCCTAGTAAACTGTATGCGGCTTGTAATCCGTATTCGTTGCGTTCTCCACCATTTACAGAATTGCCATTGGCATCTGTTTCAAAAAATGGAACTCCAAATGTATCAACCAAATCTCTTTGGCTAGTGATTAGATAAATCTTTCCAGCATTTGCTGCTAATGTTCCAGCAGCGGTATTAGTGTTGCTACCATTTGGTTTGTTCGCAGCCGTTGCTACGAAAACTAGGGGTACTGTTCCTGGTGCAGCCGGAGAGTAGAAGCTCTCGTTTACAACCGTAACAGAAACGCCAGGTGAGTTTAGTGTTGCCATTCGTTAATCTCCTTGAAGGAATACTTGTTTTTATTTATCGCTTCGGCTTTTTTTCAAGGTGATTAACTGCTAATAGAATGAAGATCTACTCCAAGCTACGGACTATCTTGTTGATTTTTTCATTTAAGTTTTCAATTGTACCATCATTCTCAACAACATAATCTACCGGCGCGCCAACCCATGCGCGTTCGGACTCGTGAATGTTCGACTGTTTGAGAAATCTATTACTATCGTCCCATCGATAGTCTGATTGATCGCAGGTGTTAACAATTACCGCATGTTCAAACCATTGAGGATCTGGGCCTCTTTTTACTCTGATAACTTTTCCACCCAAGGAATGTATGATGTCAATTTCGTTGGTAAATCTTGCATCGGTTATTATTACATTTTTTTCAGTATCAATTATCTGACGTTCGAGGCTCCGAATCCATATGTCTTGATGAAACCCTCGACGACAAACCTCTGTACCCCAATATTGTAAAACCCAACGAGGTGTTAAATTTTCTATCTGTAACACTTCGGCCCACCAAGAATCCTCTTGTTCTCGCCAATGCCGTGACTCAGTCGTCCTGCCCTCGAGCATTTCTCGATCCCATCCAAAGATTTGTGACACTGTGTCTTTAAGTTTAGAAGAGAAAGATAACCTAACCCAATCGTGTTCGATTGTCAATCGATCTGATATCGTATCTTTGCCAGATCCTATTAGTCCAACAATTCCAATTATCTGTTTCATATAAATTTACCTGTTTAGGAAAATATATACTATTTGATTCAAAAAGTCAATAATTGAAATTTAACCAACTACAAAAGTTAATGGCATTTGATTGTCATAGTTATTGGTTAGCTCTAGATCTAGCTTTTCAATCATTGCAGTTGCTTCTGCTTTAAGGGACGCACCGTTTAGAGATACTGGACCTTGTGGACCTGCTATCTGAGCATGTTTTTCTCTGGCTTCACCGAGCATCATTTTCGTCTGTGCTAACGCATAGTCTTTGACCCATAGACCAGCATACGTGTCTTGAAAGATTGAAAAGTCTGGGCGATAATTATACATCCATAGAAGAACACTTTCTTCTCCTCGAGGACGTTGGGTGATTGTCAGTTTTTTGTTTGTAGAGTTAAAATCAAAGTTGATAAAGCTACCAAACATTTTTCCTACAAGATTTTGATAAGATGCAAACACATAGTATGTGGCTAATCCACCCATATTAGAGCTGCTCAACAAATACGTGTTGGTGTATGCCAAGTTGAATGGCTCAAAAAGACTGCCGCCATCGCCGCCGCCAGTTCGTGATCCGATGCTGCGTCTAAAAATTTGTCGAACCTGCATTACTTCTTTAGGTAAAAAGTATTCATTTTGATCAACTTGCAAAGTAAGAAATCCGTAACTTTCTTCGACGGCATTAGCACTTCGTTGACGATATCTGGCCAATGATTTGTCGATTGCCACATTATAGTGTATGGGATCTAATTCCACATCTACCATTCCATCTGCAAGGAATGCCTTGATGTACTCTATTACTTCTTTGCGTTGGATTTCTGTATCGTTCATGCAATTATTTATAATAAATACACGTAATCAAACTTGGTGCAATATGAAAATGACCGATCTACTCAATGAAGGATTTACATTTACTCCAGTACGTCTTGTAGCTACAGATGATGGTGACAAATATATCGACGGTGCAGAATTTGAACAAAAAACAGAAAAAGAATGCCCTAGCTGCGATGGCACTATCAAAACTGACCAACAACACGGCATTGGTATTGCGTGGAGCTGATATGAAGATAAGTGAAGTAGCCGGTCAAAAACTGATGTTGATGCCTGCATATGTGGCAGTTATCAACGGCATGCCTAAATCAAACGTTTCAAAATTTGAATTTGACGGCGAACACGAGTGCGGGGATTGCAACGGCACCGGACTAATGCGGCGGCGAGGAATTGTGTGCCCATCGTGCCAAGGGAAAGGTACGGTTCAAGCGAAAGTGCCGCGTCCGGAAACCCCTATACTGTACTATACTACAAATAGATTCAACTATCTCAAACAGAAATTAAATTTTAAGGTAGATGGAGGAATTATATACCGAGCGCAGATTCCAGAAATCAGAAGAAATATTATTATATTTATGAACAGTGACTTATCCTACATATATAGCCCGGAAATTAATCGGGCTAAGAAGCCAAGTGTTGAAATTGACAAAAAAACTAGATTATCCACCATTGTTCCAAACAGAGAATATAAAAGAGAAGTAACACCAGAAAGGGTCATTCCAGTCGTTAATGAGTTTGATCAATTCCTTGCTGAGATTCAAAAAATTAATGGCGCTAGTGTAATCATAAAAGATGAGTTTTAAATGCCTAGATTAAGTTTATATCGTCCAGAAAAAGGAAACGACTTTCGATTCATTGACCGCATAGTCAATGAGCAATTCCAAGTGGGCGGAACCGATTGTATGGTATTCAAATATCTCGGACCACAGAATCCTACAGAAGAAAACGCAACTCCCGGCACTCCTATAAATGATAACCCTATCCCAGAAATAGGCATTCAAGATGTAATTTTTATGGAAAATCGAGATCGTATTTACGACACATCTGTTTATAGTTTACGTGGAATTTATACCATGCTAGACACAACATTCAGTCTTAGCCAATTTGCACTGTTCCTCAATAACGATGAAATATTGGTGCATTTTCACTTACGATCTAGTTTTGACGAACTAGGCAGAAAACTTATGGCAGGTGACGTTCTCGAACTGCCGCATCTTAAAGACGAATACGCCCTCAGTCCTGCAATGGTTGCATTGAGAAAATATTATGTGATAACCGAAGTAACTAGGCCCACTAACGGATTTAGTGCCACATGGTATCCACATCTATTGAGAGCAAAGTGCCAGCCGTTAGTAGATAGTCAAGAATTTAATCAAATTCTTGACGGTCCTAGTGGAGATGGCAATCTCACAATTAGGGACGTGTTGTCTAATTATAATACCAACATTGACATTAATGACGCTATTATTGCACAGGCCGAGTACGACGCATTCCTTAGTGGGTTTGATACACAAGGCCTGTATGTGATTCCTACACGAGAATCAGGGCTGATTGATGTTGCTAATGCTAGTGATACTGTAAACACTGTTGATACTGAAACTGCTGCTATGGATGCCAGCATAATTCTTAATTCTCCAAATCGAGACCTTTATATAGGATATCTAACCGGAGATGGAATACCTCCTAACGGTGCTCCGTATACCTACGGTCCGTCTTTCCCTACGCCAACTGTGGCAGGACAGTTTCACTTACGCACTGACTATTTTCCAAACAGACTATTCAGATGGAATGGTCGCCACTGGATTAAATTTGAAGACAAGGTTAGAATGACTATGACCAACCGACCACTCGATGGCGTTGCTGTTGCGTCAACCTCGTCTCGTCAAACACTAAAAACCAGCTTTATTAACAACAACAACACTGCTACGATTGCTGGAAAGGTTGTTCCAGAACGTCAGTCTATCAGTAAAGCGTTGAAGCCCCGACCAGACAATTAAATAGTCGATAGCAGAGAAACAAAATGAGTCAATTCTTCTACGACGGACAGATAAAAAAATATCTAACGCAGTTCATTCGAGCAATGAGCGGATTCTGTTACGAAGATGCATCGGGCACTCTACATCGAGTTCCTGCTCGTGGCGGAGATATGACCCGCCAGGTTGGTTCTATACTCAATCAAAACAGTGAAAACACCTTACAAAGTGCTCCATTCATTGCATGTTATATCAAAGATATAAAATACAATCGAGAGCGCTTGCAGGATCCCACCTTCGTTGACAAAGTCCACGTACGAACTAGAGAGTTCGACGAGAATACTAATCAATTCCTATATACACAAGGTGGAAATTACACAGTTGAACGTATTATGCCATCACCATATGACATTACTTTTAACGCCGATATATGGACAACTAATCTCGAACAAAAATTTCAATTATGGGAGCAGTTAGTTGTTTTATTCAATCCTAGCTTAGAAATACAAGCAAATGACAACTATCTCGACTGGTCAAGTCTCAGTCTATTGGAACTCACAGACGGAAGCGTTTGGGAAAGCCGTTCGATTCCGCAAGGAAATAACAATGATATCAGTATCACTACTTTGCAGTTTAGATCTCCTGTATGGATTAATCCCCCTGTAAAAGTTAAGAAGATGGGAATCATTACCAAAATTATCAGCAATATATTTGCTGAACAACCCGGAACTGGCGCCAATGGTGAATGGGATGATGCCGCATTGAAGGGAGACATCTTTGGAGGATTTACCCCTGATGCAAGAGTTACTGTTACGTTTGGAAATTTTGATCTATTGGTGTTAGATAATACTGCGGTATTGGTACCGCAGGACTATTCAAACGTAAGTCAAGATTGGGTCACTTTAGATGTAGTAGAAGATCGTCCATCTTGGCACAATATTTTAGATCATTATCCTGGAAAGTTTATTGCAGGAATAAGTCAGATACGGCTTACAAAGCCAAATGGGTTAGAAATCGTTGCTCAAATTTCTCTAAATCCTAACAACGATGCACTTATGAACCTAAACATCGACAGTGATACTGTTCCATCTAATACCATAATAGATGCGAATGGATACAGCCGCGGCACAATTGACGCTATTATTGATCCTAGTGAATTTAACCCGAATGTCAGTTCCGGACAAAACGTTGACCTACGATATTTGCTATTGAGCGACGTGGTCATCAATAATACCGTTGCAGGACCTGATGCATGGTCGAGTATTGCCGTTGTTAGTGGACAACCGAATGGAATAACTGCTAGAGAAAACGATATTATTCAATGGGACGGAAACCAATGGAATATTATTTTTGATTCTGGATTATCAACTTCGTCTACCTATGTGACCAACACGTTTACAGGTATTCAATATAAGCATGAAAATCGCGCATGGTCAAAGTCATTCGAGGGCATTTATAGCAACGATGCTTGGAGACTAGTACTGTGAACGAGATACTCTGTTCCGGTGGAATGTTACTTGCTAAGGATACTAAACGATTTCTTTTTTTGCTGAGAACCAAGGAAAAAACTTCCGAATGTTGGGGATTTACAGGCGGCAAGAAAGAGGGCGCAGATGTTACTCCTTATGATACTTTGATAAGAGAAGTAGCTGAGGAAGTTGGCAAAACTCCGCCTATTAAAAAAGTCATTCCAATAGAACTATTTGTCAGTCGAGATCAACTTTTCAAATATAATACATATGTTTTGATAGTAGAAAAAGAATTTATCCCCAATCTTAACTATGAACACGCTGGTTATGCATGGTGTGATTTTGGAATGTGGCCAAAACCATTGCATCGTGGAGTCCGCAGTTGCCTAAACAACCAGGTCGTTAAGTCAAAACTAGAAATTATTTTAGAAATGATCTAAGCAGTTAATTCAATTCTTGAGAACATACTCGTTCAAGGGCCTGTAGTACAGCAATTTCTTTTTCTACGGTCCATTGGTGAAACTTGCTCATATTTCCCGACATAAACATTTTAATCTGGTAATTTTCCGGACTAAAATTAAGTTCGATCTGATTATTATGAGATTTCATTCCAAACAAACGAATCACAATGTCGTAATCTTCACGGGTGGCTGAAATTTTTGAAAGTTTAAGATCTGACTTAGATGTGATATTCACCAAACGAACTCTTTGTCAATAATTTTTGGTTTCGTCCACTCCATAGTCATATTAAATGTCATACAATTTTACTCTTTATCTGTTCGATTGTTTTAGGGTCAAATACATTAGAAGTAGAAGTAGAGATTGTTTTCTGCTCTACTTTTAATTCTGTCCCTATTAGAGATTGGTAAACGCTCGCATCGATAGTCAGTGCGTCAATTTGCTGTTGCCAGATATGTTGAGGAGCTGCATTAGTTAGTTGCCGGAGAATTTCAGTAGAGTCGCTAAGTGGTGGTAACTTTATCCATAATGATATTGCTGTTAATCTAGTGTCATCCGGGCGATATGTTACACTAAACCCTTGCTCGCCGTTATAAGAATTGATAATCTGTGTAAATGTGAACATTATTCTAGGTCCTGTCTAACTTTATACTGTTAATAGTTCTGATCATATTATAGTTTACCTCTTATTGCAACCGTTTTCTTAATTTAGTTCTTCTGAACACACTCGCTCTAGAGATCGTAGCACTGCGATTTCCTTTTCAATACTCCATTTATGAAATTTAGCCATGTTCCCCGACATAAACATTTTAATCTGAAGATTTTGCGGCCCAAAGTTAAGTTCAATTCCGTTAGTTGGATGCCGTTTTCCAAACAAACGAATTACTTTATTGTAGTCTTCACGTGTCGACGACGATTGCAGCATTGAAATTTTGCTTGTTGCATTAGAAAATATAAAATCGCTCATCAAAATACTATCTGTGGCAACCTATCTAAGTTGAGGACCGTTAGCCCAGCACACTGCTGAATGCCGGTAGCCCTCAGTAACAGACGTTACCATGTGAGGTATTATGCTAGGAAACACTATTATAGACCCTTGTGGTTTAAAATCTTCAGGTGAAAACAATTCTCCATTTGAAAAATTTTCAAATATAAATTCGCCGCCAAGATACTTTTCTGTAGCATCCAGTTGGATAACAGCCGATAACTTGCGCATATTGTCTTCTAGAGCAAACGTGTCAATGTGTTTGTCGTAAAACTCGTCAATACCATAATTAGTAAACTGCACCTGTTCTGTAGAGAAAATGTTAAATCCCCACGCTTGTTGATTAGCTAGGTGTATATGGCTAGACATAATAGCTTCTACCCAATGATTTTTAGGAAACCAGCCGACGGTAGATTTTCTAGTATCGAGGTTTATCCCCCCCCCTGCCATTCCTTGCTCTTGTGGCTGTTGATTGCCTTCTTTGATAATTATCTCGCACAACTCTGGCGAAAGAATTGAAGTGAATATCCAATACATCGGATTAATAATCATTACTTCTGCTCCCACATTGTGTCTCTGTAAAGACTAGGCTGACTCGTGCGTCTATCTCTAGTTTTTTTAAGATTAGAAAGGTCTTTGTTATTCATGGATTCTATTATTGCTTTCTTTTCTAATCCTCGTTTAAAGGGAATAGCTTGCACTATTGGATATCCTCGAGGCAGGATAAAGGTCTGGCCTTTGACTTTCAAGAAGCTAGGGAAATTGATATATTCATAATACTTATCAGTTTCAACTATTCCCGACATTGCGTCAATAATGTCGTTGTTTCGATTTAATGGGTTGACGAACAACGTAGACCACCCGTTAGGAGTTTGCAACGCCCAGTAGTTAAGAAATTTAAGTGGTGGTTTAGGAAAACTGGGATTTCCCGTAACTTGTTCTTGACTGTGCGACTCTATTACTGGCCTAAAAAAGTCAGTCTTCCAATCAACAACACGTCCGTCCATACTTACTCTGATCTCAATTTCTGCAGGTGTAGTAAGAATGTATCCTACCGATAGTGCATCAAGAAAGGGCGGGCATCTCTTAATGGTTCTTCCTGGCCAATGGGTCGATTCTTTTCCTTTATTGGTAAAATTAGGCAACTTTTTAAACCATTCGGGCATCACATGTCTTGCAGGAATTGGTTCAGGTATCACCCCATATAGTTCCGGTTCTGTAGTAAATCTAATCTTAGGGTTAAACATTGTACCTCATTATCCTTATTGTCGTGCCCAGTTTACCGTAAACACCGAAGACGGTGCAACAGTAACTGACACTGCTGCGTTTTGATCAGCAAACACTAAATTTGAAGTGCTATAATTAGGGGTTACACCGGTGTTTCCTGAGTTACCTGCTGATCCTGCTTTACTAGGCCAGTTTGCAGGTGCGGCGCCTCCTGAGTTTCCTGCTATAGCTCCAGTTCCGGCGCTGCCTGCATTTCCATTAGCGCCTGCGCCTCCTGGGTTTCCTGCTGTAGCTCCAGTTCCGTTAGTGCCTACATTTCCTGCCGCACCTGCGCCTCCTGGGTTGCCGGCAGAACCACCAGTGGCTCCTGTTCCGGCGCTGCCTGTATTTCCGGGGCTTCCTGCGGTACCTGCGTTTCCATTAGATCCAAATCCGCCAGCGCCGCCGCTCCCTCCAGTATTGCTACCGTTTCCGCCACTGCCACCATTACCTCGGTTAGAGCCGCCGCCGGACGGCGTTCCTGTGTTGCCAGGATTTCCGGAAGCTGCTGGAGATAAAACTCCAGTATTGCCGCCATTTCCGCCGCCCCCACCGCCGCCACCGCCTCCGCCGCCACCAACATTACCAGCGTTGCCGGGATTGCCAGAATTTCCTCCGCCCCCACCGCCGCCTCCTGGGCCGCCCGCACCGTTAGTTCCGGTGTTACCGGCATTTCCGGGATTACCGGCAGCACCGCCGTTACCACGGGCGCCATTGTTTCCTGTATTACCTATTGCTCCGGTATTACCTGCTGTTCCTCCGTTGCCTGCGGCACCTCCTGGGCCACCAACTCCTCCAGCCCCTCCATTCCCGGCGTTCCCTCCGGCCCCTCCTGCGAAGTTAAGAGAACCAAACACAGAAGCATTACTAGTAGTTCCATTAGTCCCTACATTGCCTGTAGCACCGGTATTTCCACTGGCTCCAACACTTCCCGGGTTTCCATTAGCGCCTGCGGTTCCTGGGTTGCCACCAGTGGCTCCTGTTCCGGCGCTGCCTGTATTTCCGGGGCTTCCTGCGTTACCTGCGTTTCCTGAAGATCCGCCACCACCACCACTACCACCATTGCCACCGCTTGGGCCGCCCGCGTTTCCTGCACCGCCTGCGGTTCCTGGGTTAGATTCTTTTCCGTCGTTGGCGCCGCCGCCCCCACCGCCGCCACCGCCTCCGCCGCCACCAACATTACCAGCGTTGCCGGGATTGCCAGCGGAACCACCGCCGCCTCCGCCGCCGTTGTTTCCGGGGTTTCCTGTCCCGCCATTTCCACCGGAGTTTCCAGCAGCACCGCCGTTACCACGGGCGCCATTGTTTCCTGTATTTCCGGGGTTTCCTGCGTTCCCTCCGCTGCCTCCTGGGCCGCCCGCACCGTTAGTTCCGGTGTTACCGGCATTTCCTGTAGCCCCGGCGTTGCCATCTGCGCCAGTATTACCAGGATTCCCTGAATTACCAGTGCCGCCTCGGCCCTCTACAGAAACAACTCTTATTCCAGGCTGTGTTCTAAAATTTCCCGAAGCATTCACAGTAGCGGTTCCTGCTGGAAACAGTGGTTTTGCTCGGAGAGAAAGACCTAACATCGGCATATATTATACTGCCTTTATCAAAAAGTCTGCTGGTAAATCTTCGGGCCGTAGACAATATTTTGTTTTGACATATGCATGATCTGGGTTTGCTGGATCTATCCAGAGAACTTGTGAATAAGTCAATATTGGCCCATCTCCAAAATTAGGATCAACACCTATGTCATTTCTAAACCAAGTAGCAACCGCAGCATTATTTTCTGTAGGATCATCGTAGGATAAATCCGCATATGGAATATCAGCAAGTGCTGCCCGAAATATGTCAGAATTAGGGTCTCCTCGTTTAGAGTGAAGAACTATTGTTTTGTATGCAATTGGATCAGCCATGTTAAATTATCCTTCAAAATAAGATAGTGATGCGTATATGTCAGTGATTCCTTTAATCAACGTGACAGTATATATAGTCGTTTTATTTGCAGATAGGTTTACAACGGGTTGACTTGACGCATTATTCCACAGAACTGTATATGTTGCTGGTGGATTAAGTGCAAAAGTAAAGTTTCCGGTGCCGTTCTGCTTAGCGACAATCGTGACAGTTCTGATAGATCCAGAAGCCATGTCAGCATCGGTTGGTAGTGTTACCGTCGAGTTACCAGTAAGAGTATATCGAACTACGTTAACCGTATTTGTAACAGTCGTAGATCCTGACAATGTTGTATCAACAGACAATGCTTCTTGGTAGTCTGCCATTGTAAGATTTGAAACAGTAAAATCACTAAAAGACTGAGGAGCCGTGAATGTGTTTGTCGTTCCGAGTATCGAAGATCCAGATGACCCTACAAACCCAATAGGACCAATGGGTCCGAGAGAGCCAATAGGTCCAATGTTACCAATAGGTCCGATATTGCCCTGAGACCCCACGAATCCAGTTGCGGTGCTAGCAGATCCAATAAACCCCGTAGATCCCGTAAAT